TGCCCCCCCTGCAGCAGATGTTGCAGCAACTGCATTGAATGGGGCGCAAATATCAAGCCTAGTGGATATAGTTGCCAAGGTTGGGGAAGGGTTGTTACCTTTGGAATCTGCAAAGGCAATTGCCCAAGCCAGTTTTCCCTTTTTATCCCAAGCAGTTCTGGATGCTATTTTCTCAGGAATCAAGGTTATGATTTCACAACCAACCCCACCCCAACCCCAGAAAAATTCAGAACCAGAACTTGGGTTTGCAGGTTTGCTTGAAGCTGCAAGGGTGCAAATCAGAAAAATAGAATTCCTGTTTTTAACTAGAATTGCAAATAGACCAGGGGATTTCATACCAGCTTTGGAGAAATTTATTGAAGCCCATGAAGGAAGGGTTGAAACAATTCTAGAACCAGTAATGGAATTTATTAAACCTGCTGCAGGTGGGGCATCTAGGGCTGCAAGTGATCATTGCCAAGATTTAAAAAATCAATGGCTTGAAGTTGCAGGGAATTCCACAGCAAAGAATCTTAAAGCAAATGCTGATGAAAAGTTAAAGGATTGGATGACCACTAAAACCAACTGGGAGAATATTTCATGGTTAAGTTAGAAACCAGAGTAAGCGCAGAATTCAGAATGGAATTATCAGGGAAGAAAATCGTAGGCTATGCAGCCAAATTTGCCCCCAATAGAAGCCAAGATTTGGGGGGCTTCATCGAACAAATTGACCCCAAGGCATTTACCAGAAGCCTTAAAGCTGGTGCAGATGTTAGGGCTTTGATTGATCATAACCCCAGCTTGATTTTGGGTAGAACCCTTGCAGGAACTTTGCAACTTTCAACCGACTCCACAGGGTTAATGGTTGAGATAACCCCACCCGATACCAGTTATTCAAGGGATTTGATGGTTAGTTTGGAAAGAGGCGATGTAACCCAGATGAGTTTCGCATTTATTACAAAGGCAGATCAGTGGGATACAGAAGAAAACTTGAATATTAGAACCCTTCTTGATGTTGATTTGCATGATGTTTCAGCAGTAACTTACCCTGCATATTTAAATACTGAAATTGGGTTAAGAAGTTTGCTTGAACATGACGCAAACAAAAAGGTTAACCAAGTTCAATGGCAGGTAAACTTGGCAAAGTTTTTGAAACTTAAATATTCTTAACTACTAATTTAATCTTGTTTAGTAATTGAAACTAAAACCCCTATTTATCTAGGGGTTATTTTTTTAACATTTCCACAGTTGACAAATATTAGTTTTAGATTCTAATTATCTTTAGCTGTGTAGTTTTTACGCATAGTTGCCAACGGAGCATTCCGTAAAGGGGCAACTGTGCAAAATGCCAGCCCCCTTGGAAAACCTCTTTTTCAAGGATACCAATATGATTAGCCAGCTTGCAGAACTGAAAACCCAAAGGGCTGCAGCCCTTGCCAGCCTTGATGGTATGGCCCATCGTACCCTTACCCCAGAAGAACAAACTGCTTTTGATGGTTTGGTTTCTCAGGTTGGTGATATTGATGCAAGGGTTGTAGCAATTGAAGATTCTATTAATGCAGAAGCAGCAGCAGTAGCAGCAGCAGGTGCAGGTGCAACCAATTCTTCTAAGCTTGATACCCTAAAACGCAGTGAAAAAAGATCCAGCTTTAATATTCCTTCTGTGGTTAAAGATTTGAATGATGTTAAATCAAAGCTTAACCATGCTAATTCAATTCGTGGATGGTTCACCAAAGGAACCCCTGCATTTAGATCTGAATTTGCAGTAGCTGCCAATGAAACTGGTTTAGATATTAATTCTAATACCCTTGTTTTTGACAAGCGAGCAGCACAATCGTCTGCTTCTGGTGGTAATGCAGCCAGCCTTGTTAATTCTGGCTTTTTTGGAACCCTTACAGAAGCTTTGCGCCAATACAATTGCTTGATGCAATATGGCACAATCATCGATACTGCTGATGGTAATGATTTAAACTTCCCTTGTGTAGATGATACTGCTGTTACTGGTGAATTGTTGGGGCAGAATTCAGCAACAGCGCAGACTGCATTTACTGCATCTACTAAAACCCTAGGGGCTTGGAAGTTTTCATCTAAACAAATTCTAACTTCTTATGAATTGTTTCAAGATAGTTTGTTAGATGTTGAATCTTTAGTTGCAAAAATTGCAGGAACTAGATTGGGCCGAATTACTGAAAGTAATTTCACAATTGGGGACGGAAGTTCAAAACCAACTGGTATTGTTGTTGGGGCAAATGCTTCTGCAGAAATCGCAAGTTCAACTGCAGTAACAGTTGCAGAAGTTAGGGGGCTTATAGCTACTTTAGACCCTGCTTATGCTTCTTCCCCCACCTGTGCTTTCATGTGCAATGCAACCACAGCTAGCCAATTGGCTGCCCTTGCAGATACTGCTGGCAGACCACTTTTGGTTTCTGATTATGTTTCTGCTGCTGGCAGGTTACCCACTATTTATGGTTACCCAGTAATCATTAATAACAACATGGTTAGCCAAAGTTCTGCATCTAAGTTCTTAATTTTTGGTGATATCAAAGCTTACACAATCAGAACTGTTTCTGGTGGTTTTGGTATGACCCTAGTTAGACAAAATGAAACCTATGCTGCATCAGGCCAAATTGGTTGGGTAGCTATGGCTAGGTTTGATGGTGCAGTTTTGGCTGCAAATGCAACTACTTATAACCCTATTCAAGTTCTAAAGAGCAAGACAGCCTAATGAAAATTGAACTTTTAATAAGTGTTGCTAGTGCTTGGCACAACACCAACAAAGGCAACATTGCAGAAGTACCAGATGAAGTTGGTTTGGAATGGTGCAGGATTGGTTATGCCAAACCTGCATCACCCCCAGCCAATGAAAAAGCAACTTCCAAAATTACCCCAGAGGTAAGGGAAAATGGAAATCAAGGGAATAGTATCAGTAGTAACCCAACCAACAGTCGAGCCAATAACACTGGCACAGGCAAAAAGCCATCTAAGAATTGATGGTAATGATGATGATACTTACATTGCTTTATGTATCACTGCAGCCAGAAGCTACTTTGAAAAAAGCTGTGAAATTACCATAGCTTCAACCACATTAAAGCTTTCATTAGATTACTTTGAAGATGTTTTATATTTGCCACTAGGCCCAGTTCAATCAATTGAAGACATAACTTATTGGGATGAAAATCAAGCAGAACAATCCATGGCAGATTGGCAAGAAGATTTGGCAAGTGGGCCAGCAAGGTTGATGCCTATCCTTTCTGAAGATTGGCCAGCAACAGCAGAAATATTGAATGCAGTTGAAATTACTTATGTTGCAGGTTTTGTAAATGCTGCAGCAGTTCCAGAACTATTAAAGGCTGGCATTAAGTTTTACATGGGGCATCTATACGAAAACAGGGAAGCAGTAACAGAAGGAACATTATCAGAAGTACCTTTGGCAGTAACTTCAATCATCAATCTTTTTACTAATGGGGTGTACCATTAAAGCTGGAAGCCTTAACACTAGAATTGAACTGCAAAGCAAAAGCACAACCTATGATGCCATGGGGCAACCTGTTTTGGCATGGTCAACTGACTACACAGTTTCAGCTTCTGTTAAACCATTAAGTTCAAGAGAAGCATATTTTGCAAAGGCTGTAAGGCCAGAAACAACCCACAGAATAATCATGCGTTATCTTTCTGGTTTCAGCCATCACCACAGAATTAAAATAGGCGCAAGAATTTTAAACATATTGGCCATTCTTAATATTGATGAAAACAATAGAACCATGCAGGTTGATTGCTTAGAGGTGGTAACCTAATGGCAAGCATGAAAAACAGATCCATCCTGTTTAAAAGAGGAAGTGTAAAGGTTGAAGGATTGGATGAATTAATCGATGTGTTCCAGCAATTAACCAGCAATAAAAAAGATGGCAAATTGGTTGCTGCAATGCGTTATGCCATGAAGCCTTTGCAGGAAGCAGTTAAATCTGCAGCACCCAGCAAAACCAAAACTACAACCGGAGCTTTGAAAAGATCCATCAGCATTAAGGCGAAGAAATTTGGCAGGGGTAAAAAGAAAGTGATTCAAGGTTTGGTTGGGCCAAAAATGGGCAAATCCATTAGAAGATTTAGCAGGAATTTTGATCCAATACATTATGCCCACCTGCTTGAAAGAGGGGCAGCAACCCATTCCATTAGTCCAAAGAAATTGCAAAAGCTTACAACTTTTGTTGGCCCCTTAAAGGAAGGTTCCAAAAGGCAGGTTTCGCCAAGCAGCTACCAACACCCAGGCGCAACTGCAAAGCCATTCATGAATCCAGCTTTAGATTCCAAGGGTGGGGAAATCTTCAATAGGTTTGCTGAAAAGATGAAAGAAATTATTTCAACCTTGGGAATAAAAAAATCTAAGGGTGCAAAATGATTGAATCAGCTTTTTATGATTATATTTCTGGTGTTGCAAATATTACCAATGTAATCGGTTCAAGGATTTACCCTGATACAGCACCGGAATCTGTTACTCTGCCCTGTTTGGTTTATGAAAAAACAGGGGTGGACAGGCAATTAACCCTGCTGAAATCTTCTGGGGTGGTAACTGCAACCCTGCAACTAGATATCTTTGCAGCAACTAGGCTGCAAGCTGAAACAATTGTTGAACTAATTCGACTTGCTTTTGATGGTTTCCAAGGAACTTGGGATACCACAAATATTTTTATGGCAAGGGTGGATAACGAATCTGTTGGATGGGATTTGGAATCTGCAACAGAGACTGGAACCCACAGGGCAACAGTAGATTTAATAGTTACATTTTCAGAGTCTGTTACAACCTTTACTTAGGAGTTTTTGCCATGGCTATTCAACCAACTTTTGGAACTACTATTTCAGTTGGTGGTACAGCGATTGGGGAAGCGATTTCCATTACCCCACCACAAATAAAAATCGGCACGATTCAAAGTACTAACCTAGCGAACACTTCCAAAGCCCATACTTTTTTGGCAGGGATGGAAGATGCTGGGGAAGCTAGCTTTGAAGCTAATTTTGAAGCAGCAGATTTTGACGCATTGGCAGCAATGGCATTTGCCAGAACAGAAATTGATGTGGTAATTACTATTCCTGCCCCTAATAGTGCAACCTATACCATGCAGGGAATTATTACTGGATATTCTATATCTAGTATTGGAACAGGTGATGATATAATTAAATGCAGCTTTACAGTAAAAATCAGTGGTAGCGGTTATTACATTGACTAGGAGTTAAAACGATGGCTTTAGATAGATTGCAGATCCTTTCCAAAAAAGATTCTCTGCCTAGGCAAGAAATCGTTATTCCAGAGTGGGAAGGGTCTGTCTGGGTTAGATCACTTACAGTTGGTGAAAGAGATTCCATAGATGCAGATTTTAATGCTGCAAGGGGCAAAGGCAAAACCCCTGATAATCTTAGGGCCAGAATGTTGATTAAGGGCTGTTGTAATGCAGATGGAACAGCTTTGTTTTCTGAATCAGATATTGGTGATGTGAATAAATTGCCAGCTACAATTTTAGAAAAAATCTTTGATGCAATATTAAAGATTAATCGGATTGGATCAGGAGCAGTTGAGGATGCGGAAAAAAACTAAGGGAAGATGCCCCTAGGCTATTTCTTTTTAGATTAGCGGGGCATCTCAAAAAAACTGTTGGGGAATTAGAAGAAAATTTAAGCCATTCTGAATTCATGGAATGGGTTGCTTTTTCTAGGATTGAACCAATAGGGGATAGCAGGTTGGATTATTTGTTGGGGATGGTGCAGCATACTCAAATTGCTTGCCATTCATCCACAAAATATAAGCTATCTGATTTTGTTCCTGATTGGCTGGGTGAAAAAAACAAACCAGCAACTTCAGAACAAATGGCAGCAGCCTTTGCAACCATGGGCAAAAATGTAAAGGTAGTTAAAAATGGCTGAAGTTAACTTGGGCAGAGCCAGTTTAAGTGTTACAGCAGACCTTTCAAATTTTGTGCAGGGCATAGAAAAAGCTTCCCACAAATCATTAGAGCTTGGCAATAGTTTTGCTGGTGCAGCCAGTGCAAGCAACAGAATAACAACTGCAACCGAAAAGCAATGGGGAGCATTAAACCAATTGCAAAGGGCAGCTATTTTTAATCTAGCTACCCAAAAATCTAACAACATTCAAACAGACATTGCCACCAGAAAACTGGAACTTCAAGCAAAGCAAATGATGATTGATAGTGGGGCTGCAGCAAAGCTTGCCAAGGAATTATCAGCATTAGAAAAAGCTGAAAAGAAATTGGCAGATGCAGAGGAAAAAATTAATGTTGCTGCTGGCAGGGGAAGCCCTGCAAAAGAAAAAGCCAAGACAACTTCCAAGGCTGCTGGTGGGGGAATGAAGTTAACAGATATGTTGGGGATTGGTTTTTTTACTGCTGCATTCACCAAAGTTTTTGATGGTGCAATGGCTTTAGTTAAAAGCATTGTTACTGGGGTTATTGATTTAGGAGCAAAGATAATTGAATCAGGTTCAAAGTTCCAAG